CTGAAGACCGACTCCACGGGCGAGGAACGCACGCAGTTCATCGACCGCTCTGCGCTGACCGAGATGGGCCTGTCTGCGCTGTCGCCGCCGCAGATGTTTGAGCAGGCCTACCGGCGCCAGGCCGAGGTCGACAAGATGCGGGCACAGACCGCCGCCGAACTGGCGAAGGAGGGCAGGGCAGAGGCCCGCGAGATTGCAAAGGAAGGCCGCGCCGACGCCCGCGAGGTGGCGAAGGAAACCCGAGGCGAGGCCCGCGACGTCAGGAAGGCCGCCCGCGACCAGGGCTATGCGCTGGAGAAAATCAGCATCGAGGAACAACTGAAGCAGGCCGGCGCGACCAACAAGGTCAAGCAGGAGGTCAACGCGAAGGTCGATTTCCTGCGCAAGTCCGGCTACTCCGACGAGTTCATCAACGACGCCTTGCCGAACATCATCGGCCTGGGCGACTTCAAGAAGAAGACGAGCCCCGAGGAAGCCCGCCGCCTGGCTTTTTCGGATCGCATGAAGTCCGACCCGACGTTCGCCCGCAAGTCGGCCGCCGATCAGCAGACCATCCTGGACCAGGACATGAAGCTGATCTTCGGCGGTGTCGATCCCAAGACGGCACCGTCGCCGGCTGCTAGTGGCCTGCCGCCGAAGCCGGCCGGCCAGGGCGTGCCGGTGTACGACACCAAGACGGGCACCATCGTCTACCGGTGACACGGGGGCCAGGCGCCCCCTCTTTTTTGCCGCGCCCGGTTTCAGTTTCAAACCGCTGGCGCTAAAATCGGACCACCTATAGAGTGGCGACCCGAGGCACACCAGTGGCGAAAAACACCTTCTTGCAGTCCCCCTTCGACAACCTGTTGCCGGAGGACGCCACCAAGGCCCCGGTGCTGCCCGGACAGCAGCCGGTAAAGGCGCAAGAACTCCCCGCGATCGAGCAGCCCAAGCAAGAGCCTGACACCCGCCAGCCGAGCACCAAGGCCACCAACCTCCTGCCGCCGCCCGACTACCGGCCGATCTTCGAGGCCGCCGCCAAGGAATTCAACGTCCCGGTCAATGTCCTGATGGCGCTGGGCCACCAGGAGAGCCGCTACAACCCGAAGGCCATCGGGCCCGAGACGCAGTGGGGCCGCGCACGCGGCATGATGCAGTACCTCGATAGCACGGCATCGGGCTTGGGCATCAACCCGTTCGACCCGGGCGAAGCCATCCCGGCCGCCGCCCGTCAACTCCGCGAGCGCCTGGACAAGGGCTATTCGATGGAGGACGCGGTGAAGGAGCACTTCGCCGGTCCGAACCGCAAGCTGTGGGGTCAGAAGACCGCCGCCTACGGCCGCGAGGTCATGGAGAAGGTCGGCCGGATTGGCGAGATGCTGGGCGCCGAGCCTGCGCCCGTCGATGACCTGACCGTCTTGCAGCAGCGCCTGGACCAAGAGGAACCCGGGCGCTTCCGCGTGGTCACGCCGGAGTTGAGCCGGCAGCTATTCCGCCAGCAGGAGGTCAGCGACGCCGAGGCGATCCGCGCCATGCCGGCACCGCAGGCCGAGGCGCCAAGCCTTGCCAGCGACGTCGCCAAGATGGGCATCGGCGGTGTCTACAAGGGCATCGGCCAGTTGGTCGAGGGCATCGGCAAAATCCCGCAGATCGTCGGCGACTACACCACGACGCCGCTCTACAACCTCATCACCGGCCAGGACAAGCGTACCGGCAACCTGTTGCAGGGCCCCGCCGAGGCGATCAAGCGCTACGGCGAGAACATCCAGGGCGGCATTAGCACCGACACCAAGCAGGCCATCAAGGACTCGGCGCCAGACGGCAACCTGCTGGAGCCCTCCACGTGGACCTTCGGCAAGGCGCCGAGCGTGCGCGGCTACATGGCCCTGGGTGCTGACGTGCTGGGCGGCATGCTGCCTGTCGTGGCCGCGTCCGTCGCAACCGGTGGCGCATCGAACGCCGTCCGCATGGGCACGGCCGCCACGGTCGGCGGGGCCCAGGGAGGTGGTGCCGCATCGCAGGAGGCACGCGACGCCATCAACGACATGGCCCAGAAGGGAACGCTGGAAAAAGAGTCGGCCTACTACCGCGAACTCATCGCCAACGGCAACACGCCCGAGCAGGCACTCGCCAAGACCCGCGATGCCGCCGAGCGCTGGGCCTTCCTGCTGACCGCGCCGGTTTCCGGTGCTGGCGGCATGGCCACGAGCAAGATCATCTCGCCAGCCGAGCGCATCTTCTCGGGCGCCAACCTGCCAGCCCGCATCGCCGGCCGCGCCGGCTTGTCCGGGCTTGAGGAAGGCACACAGGAAGTCACCGAAGCGCTTCAGACCAAGCAGGGCATCAACCAGGGCGCTGGCACCAACCTCAACCCGATGGATGGCACCTTCGCCGACTTCGTGCTGGGTGCCATGGCCGGGGGCGTGCCGGGCGCAGTGGCCGGAGCCGCGAGCAAGCGGGAAGCTACCCAGCCCGAGGCTATCCAGCCCGCCGAACCTACGCCGGCCGAAACGGCGCCGGCAGCGCCTGCCGCTCCCGCAGCGCCAGTCACGGCGCCTGCGCCGCAGCCTGCACCCGGCCCGCTGTCCCGCGCCGTCGAGAACGCGGCCGAAGTCGCAGCGCCTGAGCAGCGCGTGACTGTCACGGCGCCCGAAGGCCAGATTACGGGATTCGTCGAGTCCTACCAGCAGGACGGGCAGGGCGGTTTCGCGGCCCGCGTGCTGGGCGATGACGGCCAGGTCTACAACTTCACGAGCGCCGATGGCGTCACGATCACGCCCGAGGCGCCGAAAGCCGGCCCGCTGACGGCCGCCGTTGAGGCCGTGGCCGCAACGCAGCCCGCCGCGCCCGCTCCCGTTCCCGAGCAGCCCGCCGCACCGGTCGAGGCCGCCGCCACTCCGGTGCAGGCTACCCCCGTGGAGCAGGCCGCGCCTGTTGCGCCCGCACCAGCGCCCGAAGCCGCGCTCGTCCTGGCCGACATGGACGAGGCCGCGCTGCGCGAGCGCCTGAAGTACATCGCCCGCCAGGCCAAGGACAACGGCGGCTGGAACAAGATGCTCTCGCAGGCCCGCCGCGAAGTCGAGCGCGAGATCAACAAGCGCACTGCACAGCCACAGGAGACGAGCAATGCAGCAGTCGATACCGCTCGTGTACGAGTTCGAGATGACGGTGCCGCAAGCCCTCAAGCACCTGCGGAGGCGCAACCTGGTGAGCCTGGAGGACGCCAGGCTGTTGCGCAGCCTGCTGATAGCGCGGCGCCCGCTGCCGCAGAAGTTCTACCCGACGCTCGAACTGATGTTCCTTCTGCGGGCCAAACCGCCGACGTTGGCACGGCACTGACGCAACCAACCGCCGATGCGGCCGCCACGGGTAAGGGCAAGTCGGAGACGGCCGCCGAAACCGAGTTGAAGGCCGCTCAGGCGGCCTGGGCTCAGGCGCACACCAACGCGAACGGCCAGCGCCTAAAGACCGCCCGATTGGCACGCTTGCGAGAGCGCCGCAGCGAGGCCGAGCCCGGCACGCCGCTGCGCCGCGACATCGACAACGACATCGCCCAACTGGAGAAGGAAATCGGGGCTTCCCCTGAAGCCGCTCAGGCCCGCGACGAGCACGCCGGCAAGTGGTTCGGCAGCCGCGAGAAAGCCGACGCCTACCTGGCCAAGAAGAAAATCGGCGGCACCCATCAAGTCGTGCAGACCGGCAAAGTCCGGTTCGAGGTCAAACCGAAAGGAGTTGAAGATGGCAACAACCAACGTCCCGTCGGGCAGCCCGATGGCGCAGAAGCGGTGGTCGGGCAGCAAGCCGGCCAGCAAGCCCAAGCAGCAGCAGCCGAAGCCGCCCCGCAAGAAGTAGTAGGGTTCGCTCAGTGGTGGGAGGGCCTGAACGCCGCCCAACAGGCCCAGGCCTTCCAGGCTGTCGGCGCGATCGGCACTGGATCGCAAGCGACCAAGGCCAGCGAACTGCCGAGCAATGGCATCACCGAACGGATCAAGGCGCTGCACGCCGGTGGCTGGCAGCCCCAAGCGCAAAATGTCCAAAACGCACCGCAAGGAGCCGCGGCAACCGAAGCTCAAGCCCCGGCAGATCAAGCGCCAGAAACAGCGCGAGGCGATGCAGCCGCCGCAGCCGCCAATGGAGTACCAGCGGATGGAAGAGCCGCCCCGGTGGAAGCCGCTGGGATAACGGCGGCCAACACCACCGAGCGCAATGCGACTGTCGCGCCGCCCGCGCAGCCAGCCGCGAACGACGCCGCCGCACCGACCGAGCCGACCCCTCCCGGTGGCGGGAAGCCCGACCTGTTTGCCGGGAACAAGATCTTCACCGCCGACAAGGTGGAGGCCGCCCGCGCCCGCCTGCGCTCGAAGTTGAATCAGATGAACTCGGGCATCGACCCCGAGGTGGTCATCGACGGCATGACGATTGCCGGCGCCTACATTGAGGCGGGTGTTCGCAAGTTTTCGGACTACGCCGCCGCCATGACAGGCGACTTCGGCGACGCCATCAAGCCCTACCTGCTGTCGTTCTACGAGGCCGCCCGGAATTACCCCGGCATCCAGGCCGATGGCATGACCAGTGTGGAGCAGGCGAAAGCCGAGCACGCCGCACTGATGAAGACCGCCGACACCGCGCCGGTTGCAGAGGCAATCGGCGAGACGGTCGAGAAGCCTGCCAAGCGCACCAAGAAGACCGGCGCCAAGACAGACATGACCCTGACGCAGGATTGGGGCATGGAGCACATCGACGCCTATTCAGACGAGGGCGAGCAGGTCAAGGCCGCCTTTCTGAAAGAGGCAAAGACCTACCTGAACACGGTGGCCGGCATCCTGGCCGAGCAGGGTTTTACCCCCCACACCGACGCCAAAGGCCGCCCGGAAAAGGCGGTGTCGGTGAACGAAAGCGGCGTGGCCACCAGTGGCGACGTCACGCTGACGCTGGACGGCCCGAACGGCATCGGCATCTACGCCCACATCGGCGGCACGTCACTGCGTGGCGCCGTGCCCACGACGGCCAGCGGCGTGTCCCTCATGGTCCGCGTGGCGCAAGGGGGCGACCGTTTTGGAGTGAAGGACCGGAACCGCTGGATGCCGGTGGACTTGTCGGCCGCTGACCTGTCAGAGTTGATGCGGAAGGCGGTCGGCGAGTTCAAACCCAAAGGAGCGCAAGATGCAAAGCCTGTACAAACCCAGCCTGTACCCGCCCGGGATACGGCAGAAGCTGGGGCTGATGCCGCCGCTGGCGACCGAGATCGCCAACCGGTGGGCCCTGGGGTGGCCGGAGGCGGTGACGGAACTGCTGAAGGCGGGCAAGTATCTGGAAGCGCTGACGGCGCAGGAGCAGGCGGAGCGCGAGGCACTGAGCGAGCCGGGCAACAGCCACCTGGCGCGGCACGAGATCGCGCAGGAGTACGGCCTGACGCTGGGCCCGCCGACAATGCCGCCGACTTCGTAATCGACGCCGAAGACATCGGCAAAGGTGGGCTGGGCAAGAAGTACCGCGACAACGTAGCGGCCATCCGCATCCTCAAGACCATCGAAACCGACGGCCGCGTGGCCACCCCGGACGAGCGCAAGCAACTGGCGAAGTACGTCGGCTGGGGCGCCATGAAGGGCCCCTTCGACCCCGAGAACAAGCAGTGGGCCAAGCAGCATGCCGAACTGAAGGAACTGCTGTCGCCCGAGGAATTCCGCGCCGCCCGCAAGTCCACCCTGGACGCGCACTACACCAGCCCCGTGGCGATCGGCGCCATGAATGCAGCGCTGGAGCGCCTGGGCTACAAGGGCGGCCGGATGCTGGAGCCGTCCGTCGGCGTCGGCAACTTCTTCGGCCTGATGCCGGCCGGCGTGCGCAAGGCCTCGCAGCTCTACGGCGTGGAACTGGACTCGCTGACCAGCCGTATGGTGGCCGCGCTCTATCCGAAGGCGAAGATCGCCAAGGCGACCGGCTTCGAGGACTTCCAAATCCCGTCCGAGTTCTTCGACCTGGTGCAGGGCAATCCGCCCTTCGGCAGCCAGCCCCTGGTGGACGCCGAGCGCAGCCCGTACTCGGGCTTCTCGATCCACAACTACTTCCTGGCCAAGGGCATCGACAAGCTGCGCCCGGGCGGCATCATGCAGGTGGTGGTGTCGCACAACTTCCTGGACGCGCAGGACAACCGCGCCCGCAAGTGGATCAGCGAACGCGCCAGCCTGATCGGTGCTGTGCGCCTGCCCAACACCGCCTTCAAGGACAACGCCGGTACCGAAGTCGTCACCGACATCCTGATCTTCCAGAAGCGCGACGCCGACGGCGCCGGCCGGTCCGACGTCGTGGACGGCTGGGTGGACGTGGTGGACCAGGTGAACACCAACCCCAAGACGGGAGAGAGCGTCACCCACAAGGTGAGCCGGGTGTTCACGCAGAAGCCGAACCTGGTGCTGGGCAAGCCGTCGGCTGGCGGCACCATGTACCGGGCCAACGAATACACCGTCGAGGCGACCGGCGACATCGGGCCCCAGCTTGACGCCTGGGTGCAGACGCTGCCCGAGGGCATCTACACGCCGATCGAGCGCAAGCCCGAGGCCGAAACCAACATGGCCGTGCCCGACGGCGTGAAAGCGGGCTCCTACTTCGTGGGCGCCGACGGCGAGATCATGCAGCGCGGCGACGACGTGCTGGGCGACAAGACCGCCCGCGCCTGGACCGCGCCGAATGCCAAGGCAGCCGAGCGCATGAAGGGCATGATCGGCCTGCGCGATGCGCTGCGCACGCAGATGCGCCTGGAGCGCTCGCCCGATGCCGCCGAGGCCGAGATCGAGGCCAACCGCGCCACCCTGAACAAGCTCTATGACGCCTTCCTGAAGGCGCATGGCCACATCAACAGTCAGACCAATCGCCGCCTGTTCCTGGACGACACCGAGGCCCAACTGATCCAGGCGCTGGAGTTCGACTACGACAAGGGCATTAGCAAGGCCACGGCCGAGAAAGAGGGCATCGACCCCCGCGAGCCCAGCGCCACCAAGGCCGACATCTTCAAGCGCCGCGTGGCCTTCCCGCCGCAGGACTTCATGACCGTTGCCACGGCCAAGGACGCCCTGCTGGCATCGTTGAACTATCGCGGCAAGGTGGACCCCGCCTACATGGCCGACGTCTATGGCAAGCCCATGGACGAGATCGTCAAGGAATTGGGGGACGTCGTGTACGACGATCCGCAGGCCGGCATCGTCACCGCCGACGAATACCTGTCGGGCGACGTGAAGACCCGGCTCGCCGAGGCCAAGGCCGCCGCGCAGAGCGACCCGAAGTACAAGCGCAACGTCGAGGCCCTGGAGAAGGTCATCCCGATCGACAAGAAGCCGTCCGAAATCTCGGTGAGCATCGGCGCAGCCTTCGTGCCCGCCGAGGTCTACGAGCAGTTTGTCAAGCACATCTCGGGCGGCAATGCGACGGCCGGCTACATCAAGGCCACCGGCCAGTGGCTGCTGGCATTCACTGGCGGGACCGAGCCCGCGCTCAACACCGGCAAGTTCGGCACTGCGCAGATGTCGGCGCAGGAACTGTTCCAGTTGACCATGCTGGGCCGTGGCGCCGTGGTGAAGAAGACCGTGCGCAACCCGGACGGCACCACCACCACGGTGGTCATGGAGAAGGAAACCGAGGCCGCCCGCGAGAAACAGAACGCCATCCGGGCCGAATGGCAGTCGTGGCTTTGGAGCGAACCGGCCCGCGCCGATCAGATCGCGTCCATCTACAACGACAAGATGAACCGGATCGTGAAGCGGAAGTACGACGGTTCGCACCTGTCGTTCCCCGGCATGAACCCGGCCATCAGCCTGCTGGAGCACCAGAAGAACGGCGTGTGGCGTGGCTTGCAGTCCTACCAGGTGCTCTATGACCACGTGGTGGGCGCCGGCAAGACCTTCGAGATGGCGACGCTGGCCATGGAGATGCGCCGCCTTGGCATCGCCCGCAAGCCGCTATTCGTGGTGCCCAACCACCTGACGCTGCAATGGCGCAGCGAGTTCACGCGCCTCTACCCAGGCTCGAACATTCTGGCCGCCACCCCCGAGGACTTCTCGAAGGACAACCGCGAGCGCCTGTTCTCGAAGATCGTCACGGGCGATTGGGATGCCGTCGTGATCGGCCATTCCAGCCTGAAGAAGATCGGCCTGCCCGAGGAAACCGAGAAGGCGGTGCTGCAAGAGCAGATCGACGAGGTATCGCAGGCCATCGAGGACATGAAGCGGGCCCGGGGCGACCGCAACATCGTGCGCGACATGGAGGGCATCAAGGCCCGCCTGGAAGCCAAGATGAAGGACAAGCTCGCCGCCATCGGCAAGCGCTCCAAGGTAGTGACGTTCGACGAGTTGGGCATCGACGCGATGTTCATCGACGAGATGCACGAGTTCAAGAACCTGGCCTACAACTCCACCATGGACCGCAACCCGGGCATGGGGAACCCGAACGGCTCGGCCAAGGCCTTCGACCTGTTCGTCAAGACGCGGTGGCTGTTCGACACCTTCGGCGACAAGACCCCCTACATCACCGCCACCGGCACGCCCGTCTCCAACTCGCTGGTGGAGATGTTCAACATGCAGCGGTACATGCAGTACCCGACGCTCAAGCGCGACGGCCTGCACGTGTTCGATGCCTGGGCCAAGCAGTTCGGCAGCGTGGAGAACGTCTACGAGGTGGCGCCGTCTGGCTCCGGCTATCGTCAGTCCACCCGGTTCGCCAAGTTCACGAACCTGCCGGGCCTGATGAGCCTCTACAACTCGTTCGCCGACACCATCACGCTGGACGACTTGAAGGCGCAGGAGGAAGCCCAGGGAAAGCGCTTCCCGGTGCCCAAGATGGTCAACGGCAAGCCGCAGATCGTGGTGGCGCAGCGCTCGCCTGCCGTGGCCAACCTCATGGGCGTGCCCATGGCGAAGACCGACGAGGCCGGCCAGATCAAGTTCCTGGCCGACCTGAAGGCGCCGATCCAGATCACGCAGAAGCCCGACACCGGCAAGTGGACCGCAAAGGTGGGCGAGTCGCACCTTGGCGAGTTCGACACCGAGCAGGACGCCCGCCTGAAGATCGTGGAGCGGGCCATGACGCCCGAGGTCACGGTGGACCCCGAATCCATACTCGGTCGCTTTGGGCGCCTGAAGCAGTTGACCAAGGAAACCAAGGGCAAGGTCAACGCCCTGTCCCTGACCGGCGAGGCCAACAAGGCAGGTTTGGATTACCGCCTCGTTAACCCGGCCGCCCCGGACTTCCCCGGCTCCAAGATCAACCTGGCCGTGGACAACATGGTGCGCACCTACAAGCAGTGGGATGCCGACAAGGGCACCCAGCTTGTGTTCTGTGACCTGTCCATTCCGCTGTCGGCTCGGGCCAGCTATTCGAGCAAGGCCCGCCGCCTGTACGTGCGCGACGATGCCGGCGCCGTGGAGATGAAGCGCGGCACCATGCACACGCTGGAGGGACAGGAAAGCCTGCCGTACTTCGTGGTGCAGCGGGGCGAGAAGGACGCCAAGCGCTTCGACGTCTATGACGCCGCCTCGGGCCTGCTGGTGATCCGCGACGCCCGCACCAAGCAGGACGCCGTGGACCAGGCCAACACCGCCCTGGCCGACGAGAACAAGCGCCAGCGCTGGATCGACCGCCGCGAGGCTGCCGGCGAGATCACGCAGGAGGCCATCGACGAGTTTAACAACGAGAACGACATCGAGGCCGACGGCATCGAGGCCTTCACCCGCGAGGACATCGCGGGCGTGTCGGGCGCCGCGAAGTTCTCGGTCTACGACGACATCAAGGCCAAGCTGATCGGCAAGGGCATCCCCGAGCGCGAGATCGCCTTCATCCACGACTACGGCACCCCGACGGCCAAGGATAAGCTGTTCAAGGCCGTGAATACGGGCGAGGTGCGCTTCCTGCTGGGCTCCACCCCGAAGATGGGCGCCGGCACCAACGTGCAGAAGCGCCTGGTGGGCCTGCACCACATCGACGCGCCGTGGCGCCCGTCGGACCTGGAGCAGCGCGAGGGCCGCATCATCCGGCGCGGCAATGAACTCTACAACCGCGATCCCGAGGGCTTCGAGGTGTTTATCGGCCGCTACGCCACCGAGCAGACCTACGACACCCGCCGCTGGCAAATCCTGGAGCACAAGGCCCGGGGCATCGAGCAACTGCGCAACTTCGACGGCACGATCAACGAGATCGACGACATTGAGGGCGAGGCCGCCAACGCCGCCGACATGAAGGCCGCCGCCTCCGGCGATCCGCTGATCCTGGAGGAAACCCGCCTGCGCAACGACATGCGCCGCCTGGAGCAGTTGCAGGCCGCCCATGCAGACGATGTTCTGTCCATGAACCGCAAGGCCCGGTCCGCCGACGAATACGCCAAGACTATCGGGCCGCGCCAACTGGCCGAGGTCAACACGCTGGTGGCGGCCGTCAAGAAGAACCCCGTGGACAAGGACGGGTTCGCGCCCGTCGCCATCGACGGCAAGAAGTTCGACGCCAAGGAAGCCGCGCAGGAGGAAATCGCCCGCGCCTTCTCCGTGGTGCGCACCGGCTTGCGCGAGGAATCCATCGTGGTCTTCCGTGGCGTGGAGTTCACGCTGATGCGCAACGGCAACGTGACGCTGGCCGAGTCGCCCACCGGCACCATCGGCTCGTGGTCGGTGTCCGAGGCCTTCTCGCCAAGTGGTTTCGTGCAGCGCATGGTGAACTACGTCGGCCGCCTGCCGGCCATGTCCGACAACATCCAGGCCAGCATCGACAAGTCCGCCAAGGATGCCGTGGCGCTGCGCGAGCAGGCCAAAACGCCGTTCGGTCAGGCTGCTGACCTGGAAGCCGCCCGCGAGGAATACAAGCGCGTGCAGCGTGCCCTGCTGGCCAAGGGCCCGGCTGTGCCTGAAAGCCAGAAGCCGGCCGTGGCCGCTGGTATCGAGGCACAGAAGGCCCGGCTGCGCGAGTTGGGGCTAGGCGAGGCCCTGGACGAGTTCTTTGCCAGTGCGGAAGACCAGCCGCGCTACTCGGTGCGCCCCGACGGCACGCCGGACGCCGAGTTCGGCCCGTTCTACACCGAGATGGACGCGGGCACCGCCATTGTGCGCCTGATGGGCGAGCAGGCCGGTGAGGCGATCGTCACCCATCCAGTCCTGGGCGAAATCAGCCTGGTGTACGGCGACGGCCGCGCCGGCTTGCGCCACATCGCCGACCGCCGTGGCGACGACATCCTGGGCCGGCTGCCCGACCTGCTGGCCAACGGCAAGGTCTACACCAAGCCCGGGCAGGAAACCCGCGTGTTCGTGGGCAACGACCGCGACGAGGCCGTGCTCCGGCTGGACTGGAACGGCCAGGCCAAAACGTGGCTGCTGTCGGCCTACGAAAAGTATCCCGACCTGAAGACGGGCCAAACTGCGAAGGTGTCCCGCCGCTCGCAGACAGTGCGCGAGCGTTCGGCGCCGGGGCTGTCGGTGGCGGAGGCCCGCAAGGCGATCACGACCGGCTCGGTTGGAAGCGTGGTGCGCAACCTGCTGGACAACGGCCTCATCGTGGTGCACCAGACGCCCAAGACCCTGCCCAAGCGGATTGGCCGCAACGTGCGCAATGTGCAGGCCGTGACGACGCCCGACGGGCGCGTGCACATCGTGGCCAGCGCCGTCACCCGCGAAAACGCCCGCGCCGTGCTGCTGCACGAGATGTTCCACCAGGGCGGCGAGCGCCTGATCGGCACGGCCGAGTGGGGCAAGCTGATGGGCCGCATGGCCTCCATCTACCGCCAGAGCGAGCAGTCCACCGGACGGGCCCGGGAGTTCTTTGACCGTGCCCGCGAGCGCGTGGCCGCCGCCAAGGCGCAGGGCGCGGTGGACACCCGCATGGAGGTGGAGGAATTCGCGGCCTACGCCATTGAGGAATACGAGCGTGCGCCCGACAGCCTGCCGGCCGCGATCCGCAAGTGGGTTGAAGACCTGATCGGCGCGGTGAAGGCGTGGCTGTCGGTCCGCTACGGCAAGCAAGTCGGCCAGGTGACTCCTGCCCAACTGGCCGTTATCGCCAAACTGGCGGTGATCGACAGGGGCGCCAGCTACGGCCCCGAAATGCTCAACGGGTTGGGCACACTGTTCCCTGCCACAGACGGCGCCAACTTCTCGGTGGCCCCAGAGCAGGCCGGTGCGGTAATCGACGAGGCCAGCAACGCGCTCGACGACACCGGGCCCATCGCCAAGGACGACTACATCGGCCGCGTGGTGGGCGACCTGTCGCTGGGCGCCAAGCTGATCGTGCACCCGCGCACCGTGGCGGCCGTGCACCCTGAGTTCACGCCGGTCTACCGCACCGCCATCTCGCAGATGGAAACCCGCGACGAGATCATCTCGGACCTGGGCAAGGACGTGCGGGCCTACGACTTGCTTGAGCAGGCCGGCAAGGACAACGTGAACCGCGCCCTCGAACTAGGCCGCCTGACGTCCACCGTCTTCAGCACCGACCAACTGCGCGAGGGCGTGGAAAACACCGGCTTCCGCAAGGTGGTGGTCATCGGCGAGGACGGGAAGCCCCAGACCGCCAAGGTGCCGGTCACGTCGCTGCTGACCAAGCCGGGCGAGTCCATCACCCTGACCGACGACGAGATCGTGGCCTACAAGGGCTTGCGGGCGATGTTCGACCGGGCCCTGGACATGATGCGCGACCAGACCCTGGACGAGCTTGGGTTCTCGGAATTCGCCGGCAAGCCGAACGCCGCGCAGGCGATCCGCGACCTCATCACCGACCAGACGCCCGCCGATCAAGCCGAGAAGCTGCGCAACATCGCCAAGTTCGTGGCCGAGATCGAGCAGGCCAAGCGGGCGGGCTACGTGCCCTTCAGCCGTTACGGCGACTACGTGGTGACGGTGAAGGAGAAGATCGCCGACCTGACCTTCAAGGCCGACGGCAACGGCGGCTACCTCGTCGGCGACGTGCCGGCATCCATGACCGAGGACATGCTATCGCTGGGTGCCACCCAGACCGAGGGCGGCAAGTGGTCGATTCGCGCCGAGCAAAAGAAGGCCGTGGACCGCCTGACCGAGCAGACCGTCTACTCCGCCAAGGTGGAAACCGGACTGCGCGACCTGATCCCGTCGCGCAGCGCTCAGTCGGTGGAGGACATCCCAGCCGTGCGCGAGGCGATTGAGAAGGCCCGGCGCGAGTGGGTGGGCGACAATCCGGCCCGCCGCATCGTCGCCTTCAAGAGCACCCAGCGGAAGCCTGACGCGCCCGTGCGCCTGTCCGATGTCGATGCCCTGGCCGAGATCGCCAGTATCGACAACGCCACCTGGGACGCCGTGCGCGACAAGCTGGCCGACGCCATCAAGTCCCGCAGCTTCCGCAAGCACTTCTTCCACTCCGACAACGTGGCGGGCTACACGGGCGACTTCGAGCGCTCGGTGGCCGACTACGTGATCGGCATGGCCGGCTACCTGTCGCGGCGCCAGCACATGAAGCGCTGGGACAACTCGGTGTCGGCCATCACCGACAAGCCGAAGCTGGCCGACTATGCGGCGAAGTACCGGCAGTACGTGAACGACCCGCAGGAGGAACTGGCGCTGGTGCGGCAGATCGGGTTCTTCGCCTACATCGCGGGTGTGATGGCCACGGCCTTCGTTAACCTGACGCAGGTGCCCATGCTGTCGGTGCCAACCCTGGCGCAGGTGGCGCCCACCTCCCTCGTGCTCAAGGAAACGGCCCGGGCCTACAAGGACGCGCTGAAGATGCTGGGCCGCCCGACCCGGGTGGGCCTTGATATGTTCGACCCCGAGAAGGCGCCGGCCGACGTGCGCGACGCCCTGAAGGAGGCTTGGGCCGAGGGCTCCTTCGTGCCGCTCGAAACCTTTGACCTGATGATGACGGCCCGCCAGCGCAACGTCGGCGCCCGCAAGGGGGTTCGGGCCTTCAACAACGCGACGCAAGTGGTGTCGATGGCCTTCACCTTCGCCGAGCGCATGAACCGCCTGGTGACGTTCATCGCCGCCGCCCGACTGGCCGAGAAGCGGGCTGTGCAGGAGAACGCCAAGCGTGTGCTGGCCGGGGATGCCCTGGCCCGCCAGACGACGCTGGGCAAGAACTGGACGCCCAAGAACTTCGCCGAATGGGTGGTGGACGAGTCGCAGTACCGCATGGGCAAGGCCAACCGCCCGACCATGATGCGCGGCGTGGGCTCTGCCCTCATGCAGTTCAAGGGCTTCATGCTCCAGACCTTCGAGGCCTGGTACCGCATGGCCGCCCTGCACGGCAAGGACGGCAAGCTGGCCGCCCTGGCATCGCTGGCCAGCGTGGTGGCAATCGGTGGTATCTGGGGTCTGCCGGGCGCTGATGACCTGCGCAAGCTGATCGAGTCGATCTACCGCCAGATCACCACCCGCGACCTCGACCTGAAGACCGAGCTTCGCGCCTGGGTGGCTCGCACCTCGGGCAGCAATGCCGTCGGCCAGATGGTCACCAAGGGCGCCAGCTACCCGCTGGGCGTGGACCTGACCCGGGTGGGCCTGGGATCGGTGGTGCCGGATTCCCCGCTGGCAGCGGCCGGCATCCCGTTCGACCTGCTGGTGGGCCGCCCGAAGCGGGCCTTCGAGAAGGGCTCGACCGGCGACTACATCGGCGCGGCCGCAGAGTTCACGCCGAACTTCGCCAAGAACATGCTGGTGGCTGGTGGCTGGCGCCTCGACGGCGTGCGCGACAAGCAGGGCAACCGCATCCTGACGCCCGACGAGTTGACCGGTGCCGACATCGGCATGCGGGCCATCGGCTTCCAGCCGTCGATCGTCACCGACGTGCGCGACTACGAGTATGCCCAGCGCCGTCAGGAAACCGCCGTCGATGCGATGAAGCGCAGCTACACCAACAAGATCGCCAAGGTGATCGGCCAGATGGAGCGCACCAGTGATCCGGCCGAACTCAAGAAGCTGGATGAGCGGCTGGCGGAACTCTATGCCGAGATCGACGAGCACAACGCGAAGGCCGATCCCGAGGCTGTCATCAGGATCGGGGCGCGTGCAATCCGTAACCGCGTGGCGCGTGAGATGGAAGGCGTGAAATCGACCTGGGGCCGTGAGCGCAAGGCGGCGCGTGGTGCTGCCGAGGAACTGCGCGGGGTGTTCGGCCTAGACGAGGACCAGGAGTAGGATGATGGCCACCTGGGCAGCCAGAAACAGGATGCCCAGCCTGACCGCTTTCGCCTGCGACTTGCGCGAGATGAGGTATGGCCACCGGTAGGCAAGTTCGATGTCGCGGACGGGTTTGGACATGGCCGGATTATCAGCGCTGGTCAATTTTGCGGACGGCTTCCTGCACGCGGCGGAACCGGATGATCTCTGCCTCGGCGGCCTTGGCCACCACGTCCCGAATGAAGGACGCCTTGGAGAAGATCACCCTGTTCTCCACAAGGTAATCAAGCTGCATCATCAGCGGCTCGGGGATCGGGGTGTTCAGGCCGATCTTGCGCGTGGGATCGCCGTGCCGCCAGGGCTCCGGGGCCGCCTTCCCCTGGCGCTTGGGCCCGGCCTTCGTTTTCCGACGGGGGTTCACGTTCACCACGGTTCTGCACCAATCCGCACTACATCGCACCAATCAAGATGACACCGGAAGGCCTGGGACGCGAGATGGTCACACCAAATTACCGGTGTGAATTCGTGACCAATGGCGCTAAAATCGCGCCACCTTTCAGGGCAGCAGGGGAAACAATGTCCACAAGCCACACGCAGAACCACCGATCTCCACCGTGGGCCATTGGGCTCGCACTGGTCGGCGTTCACTCATCCTGGGGGTGGCGATAAGTGGACCAAAATATGTTCAACATCGCCGTCGGCCTGATCGCTTTCCTCGGTGGCTGGTGGATGAAGGTCATGTGGCAGACCCTGAAAGATTTGCAGAGAGCGGATGCGAAGTTGGCCGACAAGGTGACGTCAATCGAGGTTCTGGTGGCCGGCCAGTACATCAAGCGCGACGACTTCGAGAAGGTGGTGGACAAGGTTGCCACTGAGATTTTCGCAAGGCTCGACAAGATCGACGACAAACTGGATCGGAAGGCGGACAAGCAATGATGCGGTTTCGACACCTGTTCCTGATTGGCGGATCAGCCATCGTGCTGGCCGCGCTCTACCTCACTGACCCCGACCGAGGCATCACCACGGGCATGCTGGTGCTGTCCCTCGTGACGCCGCTGCTGGCGGTGGGCTTTGTGCACCTGGCGCGGAAAGCGCTGCACGACTACCCCGAGGCCGATGCCCGCACGCTGTTCCGCAAGGCGGGCGAGCACCCCATCGGCGCCGGCTTGGCGCTGATTGCGCTGGCGATCGTGGCCTACGGGCTCATGGGCCTGTTCGGCAGTGTCGCCCGAGCCGAAGTGCCTGACCGCGCCCGGCAGCACCTGCCGACACTCGCCAACGAGATTTCCGCGCACTGGCCCAGCATGGTGAACCCGCCGTACTTCGGCGGCCTGATCGAGCACGAAAGCTGCATCACCCTGACCCACTCACGCTGTTGGAGCGCCACCAGTCGCCTCAAGACCCAGCGCGAGGAAGGCGCCGGCCTCGGGCAACTGACCCGGGCATGGCACCCGGACGGCCGCCTGCGTTTCGATGCCCTGGCCGAGATGCGCGACAACCACCCGGTTCTGCGGGGCCTCGATTGGGCCACGATCTACCAGCGCCCGGACCTGCAAATGCGGGCCGTCGTGCTGAAGGTGCGCGGTGACTACCAGGCCCTCAACGTGGTGCAGTCACCGGCCAACCGCCTGCACTTCGCCGATGCCGCCTACAACGGGGGGCTTGGGGGCGTGCAGCGCGAGCGCCGGGCCTGCCAGGTCACGCCGGGCTGCGATCCGCAGGTGTGGTTCGGTCACGTGGAGCGCACCTGCATCAAGTCGCGCCAGCCGCTGTATGGCGGGCGCAGCGCATGCGACATCAACCGGCACCACGTCCACGACGTCATCCACGTTCGGGCGCCGAAGTACCGGGGCCTTTTGTGATGGTTCGAGCCCTGGCCATCGCGCTGGCCCTGGCCGTCGGCTACGGGGCGGTGATGACCTACCAGGTGGCGGCCGAGCGGCGCGACCATGCCGACACCAGGGCTGCGCATGCCGAACAACTCGCCGGGCTCGAACGGGCCGCCCGCGAGGCCGAAAAGAGCGCCCGGGCCGAAGAACGACGGCGCGTGAAGGCGCTGGAAGGGATCATCCATGATGCCGAGACGAGACTCGGGCAGGCATTGGCCGATGCTGCTGCCGCTACTGATGCTGGTGACCGGCTGCGCCAGCGTGTCGCCGAGCTTGCCTCCGCCTGCCGTGGAGCCCCCGGCGATCCCGCCGCTTCCGCCCCAGGCACGCCAGCCCGATCCGCCGCCGATTTGCTTGCCGACGTGCAGCGCCGGCTTGACGAGGCTGCGGACGGAATTGCTCGACACGCTGACCGGGCGCGATCCGCAGGGCTCGCCTGCCAGAAAGCCCACGGGTCACTGACGCCGTAGCCCAATCCGATGGCGCGTCCTCCCCGCGCCTGACCTGCCCCCGCCCTGAAAAGCGGGGGCTTTTTTGTTTGTGCGCGTAGAATGCGAACGCCGGCCGGTTTCAGGGGCTTCCCGGCCCGGCGCCGCAGCGGGACAGTCGGTTAAAACTGGCCGCAGCACATCACGGTGTTCTCCTTCGCTGGGGGTGTGCGGGAAGGCTGGAAGAAGCCGGTGGGGGGCGCATCCCCCCGATCCCACACCGTGCCAAAGTGTCTCACGTTTGTGCTGGTCAATGCGCTGGTCAATCGCCCGACAACACCGGGAAAAAGACGGCTTTTTCAGGGACTTGACCCGACGATGTGACGGCCTCCTCCGCTACCAAACCCCCGTCCCAGGGGGTTTTCTTTTGGCCGAATCAGACCGGCGACCCCTGAGATTTCAAGGACTTGAGGTGCCAGACGGTGCCAGACGGTCCCGAAGCGTTGCCGTTTGGTGTTGGTCAAAATGCTGGTTAGTTTCTGCTGGTCAGTGACCAACAACGGGTTGACCAGCATGCCCCTGAGCGAAGCCAAGTGCCGGAACGAAAAGCCGGGCGAGAAGCAGAAGAAACTGAGCGACGGCGCCGGCCTGTACCTGCTGGTGCTGCCGACCGGTGGGAAGTCCTGGCGCCTGGGATACAGGTTCCAGGGCAAGCAGAAGGCCATCTCGTTCGGACAGTACCCGGCCGTCACCCTGGCCATGGCCCGCGAGAAGCGCGACGAGGCCAAGCGCATGCTGGCGGCCGGCCAGGAGCCCGGCGCGAAGCCCGCCCGCAGGATCGAAACTTTCGAGGAAATCGCCCGGCGCTGGCACGCCAACGAAAGCGCCGGCTGGGTGCCCGCCCATGCCGCCCGCGTGCTCAGTCGCATGGAGCGCGACGTGTTCCCGGAGATCGGCACCAGGACGCTCGATGCCATCGGGGCGCCCGACGTGCTCGACGTGCTGCGCAAGGTGGAGGCCCGGGGTGCCCTCGACATCTCGAAGCGCCTGCGCCAGTCGATCGGCGCGGTGTTCCGGTTCGCCATCGCCGAAGGCAAGGCCCGGCACAACCCGGCCGCCGATGTCTGGCAGGCGCTCAAGCCCAGGCCGAAGGTCAAGCACTTCGCCGCGCTGCGTGCCTCGGAACTCCCGGACCTGCTGGCCAGGATCAGGGCATACGACGGCCAGCACCAGACGCGGCTGGCGCTGCTGCTGACGCTGCACACGTTCGTGCGCACGTCCGAAACCCGCTTCGCTGCCTGGCACGAGTTTGAAGACCTCGACGGCCCGGCACCGCTGTGGCGCATCCCGGCCAGCCGCATGAAGATGGGGCGCGAGCACCAGGTGCCGCTATCGCCCCAGGTGGTAGCGATCCTGCGTGAACTACGCGAGATCAGCGACGGCCCCTACCTGTTCCCGGGCGCCGGTGGCCGTAGCGTGATGAGTCAGAACACGATGATCTTCGCGCTGTACCGCATGGGCTACCACTCGAAGCTGACGGTGCACGGCTTCCGCAGCATGGCCTCGACGATCCTCAACGAGGCGCACTTCAACCGTGACTGGATCGAACGGCAGTTGGCCCACGTCGAAGACAACGAGGTGCGCGGGGCCTACAACGCCGCCGAGTGGATGCCCGGCCGGCGCGAGATGATGGCGTGGTGGTCGAACTACCTCGACGGGCAGGCTACGCGGCTCGCGGCGTGAGGGCCTGCATCCACCTGTCGATGTCGGACTCCCGCCAGCGGACGGACTGACCACCAACGCTGACGGGGGCCGGGAACAGGCCCTGGCCGATCTTCCGGTAGATGGTGGACTTACCCATGCCCGTTCGGGCGGTAACTTCCTTCAGCCTCAAAAGGCGGTCCATGCTGGTGCTCCGAATCGGCCTCGTGTGGGACGATAAGAGCACCAGTGGTTCTAAAAGGCAACCAGGTCACTGCCCTGTACTGCCGAAGCCTCCGGCTCCGCGCTCGGTGGCGCTGAGTTCATCCACCACGTCAAACTCGACCCGTGGCACCTGCACGAGCTTGGCCTGTGCGATGCGGTCGCCCTTGATCGGCTTGGTGATCCCAAAACCTGGATCGCCGTCATAGCGCAGCGATATCATCACCTCGCCCCGGTAGTCCGAGTCGATTTCGCCCGTACAGTTGCTCAGGCGAATAGCCGATTTGAACCCGTGGCCGCTGCGGCTGTGGATTTCCAGCACCCAGCCCATGGGCACCTCAAAGGCTAGGCCGGTGCGGTAGATGACAGCAACGGAATCGACCGGGTGGGGTGTGCCATCGTCAATGGCTACAAGGTCAAAGCAGGCCGCGCCCGCTGTGGCATACGCGGGTACAACTGCGTCGGGGTGAAGTTTTTGGATTTTGATTTTCATACGGTTGTTTCAGTTGGTGATGGTGACGGTTCGTGCTCAGGACATCGCCCGCGCGACCAGGTATCCGATGCCGATCGCTGCGCCGGCAAAGCCAACTGCGACGATGCTGGTTGCAGTAATGGTGACGGCCCAAGCAATGGCCCGCACCATGCGGCTTGCCCCATCCTCCCGTGCAGGGCCCCAGCCGCGAATGTGCAGCGCCTGGCGGACGGGCCCCGGGTGCCCAGGGCATGCTTCGTCTTTGCATCCCGGCATGGAGTGGCACCCGCCACCGGCCGGGCAGCCGGGCCCACGGTTGCAGCCATGGTTGTCGCAGTATTCGTCGCATCGGTTCATGCTGCACCGCCTTCCAGCACCTTGCGGTTCCCGTCGGCGGTCATCGGCGACACGATGCCCTTCGCCTCCAGGGCCTCCAGCAGTCGGGCGGCGCGGTTGTAGCCAACCCGCAGGTGCCGTTGCACCAGGGAAATGCTCGCCCGCTGGTGCTGCACCACCACGGCCTCGGCTTGGTCCAGCATCGGGTCATCCTCGCCGCTCAACGTGGCCGGCGCTGCGATGGCGGCATCCCCGGCCATGCTCGAAAACAGGTCGGGCTGGCCCTCGATGCTCACCTGGGTATCCTCCTGCACCAGCTTGGAAAGCTGGGCCACCTCGTCGCTGTTCGGGTAGGCCGTCACGCTCAGGGTGAGATTGATGACGCCGCCGTCCTTCGGCTCAATGGCGAACTTGCCGACGTCCGAGCCATGGAAGTTGCACGGGCCAATGATGGCCACGGCGTTCGACACGCTGTTGAGGTACTTCACCGGCCCGAGGTACTCATTGCGCACGATCAGCGCATCGCCGCGCCACAGGAACGTTTCCAAGCCGTCATCGAAGAAGGCGCACAGGCGGCGGTCAACGGCCTTCACTTCCAGCTTGATGTCCACGGCCAGTATCTTTTCGTCTTCGGGGCCTTCCTTGCGCACGTTCAGGTGCTTTATGGTGGCCGCGCCCGACACCTTGAACGGCGGCCGGTTTGCTTCTTGGTTCATTCGCTCTCCTTGGTGGGTCAGATGGTTGCCAGCATGCGGGCGCTGGCGGCCTCCAGGTCCATGCCCAAGAGCCATTCGATCACCTTGGACTCGTGGACACGGAAGTGCAGGCTCAGGACGTCGATGATGTCGTCGTCGCTGGGCCGGTGCTCGGCTTTGGGTGTGGCAATAGCCGGCGCCAAAAAGACGGACGGCGAGACGGTCGTGCTAATCACGGCGCCGGTGTTGTCGTCGTATTCCATCTTGGTGATGGCCACGCCATGAGTCACGACATCAGCAAATTGGCTCTCGACTGGCTCCACGGAGGCCGGGGCGACTTCCACTTGGTCGGGTGTGGCCACCACCGGCGCCGGCTTCTTCGCGGCATCAATCTCGGCACGCATGCGCTCCAGTTCCTCGCGCTCGGCACGCAAGGCGGCCTCCTGGGCGGCACGTTCGGCGGCGGCCTGGCGATCTCGCTCGGCTGCCTCGGCACGCAGGCGCTCCAGTTCGGCACGCTCGGCGGCCACGCGGGTGGCCTCGGCCTCCTGGGCTACCTGGCGCTCGCGCATGGCGCGAAGGGCGCGGAGTGCGTGATCCTTGGCGACAGTGGCGTCGGCAACAAACTCGCTGTAGCGTTCCTCTGTGACCTCGTATTCCTCCAGGTCCGCAATCGCTTCGCCGATCTCTTGGGCTGTGCTGTTCACGAAATGCGCTGCAATGGAGCCTATGCGGTCGATCTTGGCGCGGATCGCGGCGACACGCTCGCGCTCGATGCGCTCACGCTCCTGCTTCTCGCGCTCCTTGCGGGCTTCCTCGGCCTTGATCTGGTGGTCGATCGGGTCTTCTAGGGCCTCAAGCTGTGCGGTGATGGCCTTGGCCTCGCTGTCGATCAGTTGGCAGCGCTCCAGGGCCGGCGCCTTGATCTCCTTGCGCATCTTCTCCAGGCCGACCCGGATGTCGCGCAGGTGCTTGCGGGCAGCCACGGCATCCTTCATGCCGGCCGTGGTGTCCACCGGGAACAGGACGTTCTCGTAGCGCTGACGCAGTTCGCCCAGCGCCGCAGCGGTCTGGTTGTATTCGACAATCTTCACTTCCATGGGTTTCTCCTGTTGGGTCAATGGGTCAATGGTTCGGTGAGTGAGGCATCGGCGTAGACCGTTGCCTCGCAGCAGTTGCTGACGACGTGAACGTCTCTGTGAACGCCCGTGCGGCCCCAAAACTCGTAGGCGCCGACGCCGAAGTCGCACTCGATGGCGCGGCAGGCACGGCCGCAGTCTCCGCAGAACTCGCCGCTGCCGTCATCGAGGCATTCGCCCCCACCCGATCGGTGTGGGAAGCGGTAGGCGCTGCATCTGCACACAGACTGAAGGCGCATGTCAGCCGTCCCCCAGCAGTGTGCGAAGCTCGTCCCGAATGCCGATCACGGTGTCGCGGGCCTCCGGCTTGATGCTCTGCCACTTGGACACCGTGGTCAGGCAGGCGGCGGCCCGCTTCATGGCGTTGCGCCATCCATCGGGCTCCGGGATTTGCTCGCCGCCCTGACGCTTGGCCCGCTCGTAGGCCAACACATCCTCTTCCCGGTACAGGATGGTGTGCTGGCCGATCACGATGAAGGCCGGGCCCACCCCCTTCGTCCGCCACTTTTGCACCGTTCGCGTGCTGATGTTCCAGCGCTCGGACAGTTCCTTTTCGGTCAGGCGTCTCATTCGGCGGCCTCCGGGTGCTGCGCTGGCTCGTCGGGCTGCCCGGCCTCCACCGGCACGGCGGTGCCCGTGGCCTGGATGATGTCGTGCAGGCGGGTGGAGCGCTTGGCCTCCAATTGCTTCGGTGCCGGCGCGGCGGTGATGGCCTGGCTGGCGTCAACACCGCGCTGGTTGAACTCAAAGCCCATGGCATCGTTGTCGTGGTCGATCACGCTGTTGAGGCGGTCGGACGACGACGGCAGCAGCTTGGTGGCCCGCTTGATGGCCGACTTGATGGCGAACTGGTCATACCAGGTGGTCCAGCCCGGGCCGTTGGCGGCCTTGGACGCGGCGCGGACCTTCTCGATGTCGCGCTTGGACATGACCTCGCGGTGCACTTCACCGTTGGCCAGCTTCACGATCACGTAGGCCGCGATCACCTCGCCCGGATCGTCGGCGCCCAGGTAGGGCTTGTGCACGATGCGGGGCTCGTCGCCGCGCTCGAAGGCGAATTCGTCCTTCGCGTAGACGGCGGCAGCGTCCACGCTGGCCACCTCGCCCGAGTTGCGCATGGCCTTCAGCAGGCCGCGCACCATGGGCAGGAACTGCACCTTGTCCACCCAGGTTTCGCGGCCGTCGATCTTGACCTTGGTGGAGTAGATGTTGAGCACGGCCTCGCGCCCGTCGGGCATCAGGCCGTCCTGGGCGGACTTCATGCAGGCCGCGAACAGGCTGCGCCGGTCGGCCTCGATCAGCTTGGGGTTCATCTGCACGGCGGTAATGACGGTGCGGATGAAGCGGTCGGGGTCGATGTCCTTGGGCAGGGCCTTGGCGATCTCGCCCCGCATGGGGCCTTCCAGCGTGTTGCGCAGGGCAACCACCGGGTTCTGCTGACGTTCTTCAGACACGGTTTGATCTCCTATGGTGCTGAATGGTGTGATTAAGCCGCTGCGCTGATGCGCACGTTGCGGTAGGCGGGCACCGTAGACTCGACGTAGGCGGCCGGGATCACGCTGCGGCTGATGGTCCAGCGCTCACCGGCCTCGCGGTTGTAGGCCTTGTAGACCTCGCGGTTGGTGCCGGCGCTGATCTTGTGGCCGATGGTGGTGACGCTCTTGGCCGACTCGATGATCGTCAGGATTTCCGCCTTGGCGGCCTTCTTGCGATCGTTGGCGGCCTTCTCGTCGGCGGCTGCGGCTTTGTACTCCTGGCACAACTCGACAAGGCGGGGGTTGTCGGACAGGTCACGCGAAGACCCGTCGTTGTCCACGTAGAGCCGGGCAACGGTTTCGGCGTCCTTGGTGAAGTCGGGCTCCGGTGGGGTGTTGGCCTGCACGCGCGCCCAGAACTCGCGCACCTGCTGCACGATGGCCTGGCCGACGACACGATCACGCTCGCGCAGGATCACCTTCGGGGTGTTGCCGCCCACCAGCGGAGCGATCATGGACCACGCCATGTCGGCCACCTCAAGCTGGTGCTGCACCTGGAACTCAATGTGCGGCGGCGCTTCGATCGTCTCGCCGTCGTCAAGCCACACGCGACGGAATTGCAGGCCGTCCACGTTCTTCACCTCCATGACGCCGGGGCCGTGGGCCTCAAACATCGCCCGGGCGGACTCGTCGCCCGTGAAGCCGTCGGTGATGCCGACGATCTTGAAGTCAAAGGACGAGCCCATGCGAAGCTCGGGGATGCGCATGTAGCACTTGAAGGGCTCGACGATCAGGCCGTAATCCTCGGCGATGCCCAGGGCGATGGCGCCCTCCAGGCGGTTGCCCCACTTCATGCGGTCATTGGCCGTGAACTCCGCCTCCGGCAGCGTGCCGGCCTTGCGGTGGTGCAGTTCGTAGGCGGTGGCGTAGGGCGAGGCGCCGAACAGGGCGGCGGCCTCGGTGGATGTCAGGTCTTGCCGGCGCCAATCAAGCCATTGGGCTTCGCTGGCGGGCACCAGGGTTTCGCGTTGCATGGGGTTCTCCGTTGGTCAATCGGTTCACTGCGGGCTTGCAGTGGTTCGATTATAGGACCATCGGATCGCAAAAAACAACAGCCAAGCCTAAAAAAGTTCAGTTCCTGGTCAGGAGAACAGGGGTAGCCTATTCCAAGCGCACGCTGTCGGCCGAGAACGGGCCGCGAAGGGTGTGTGTGCCGTCCTGGTATCCGCGCCGCACGGCGGCCATGGCTGCCGGGCCGTCCTGAATTTTGGTCAGGCTGAATCGGCCGAGGCTTGCCGGGTCCACCTCGCGGGGCTCGCGGCAGAAGAACACCCAGCCATCCATCCAATCGAGCGCCGTGCCTGGTGCCCGCACCTGGACCGCTCCGGCGTCCCCGGGCAGTCCATCCGGCGCCGTGGTGCGCTCGATCACGCCGGGCGCGTGCATCGTCACCGTGCCATCGCCATTGACGACGCCGATGACCGAAACCCGCGTGCCTGTAAGGGGCTTCACTGAGACGCCCAGGGCTTCCACGACGTCATGCAGGGGCACGCCGAAGATATTCGATAGCTGTGCGGCCTCGTCCAACTGCGCCCGTCTAGCCCCGTTGAATGTCAGGGAAAGCTGCGAGTGCCCCAGCCCCATCTTTTGCGCCAGGGAGCGCAGGGACAGGCGCTTGTCGGCCATCAGGCTCTCGAAGTAGCGACGGTTGACCTCGGACATGCTGACGCTTTTACCCCTTATGCGGTTATCATTTTGCACCGCGATGATGGTATTGCAACCATCATTGTGCATATAATGGTTATGTGAACGAACCACCGCGATTCGGTGGCGCCCATTCAATAGGAGAACCATGGAAATCAAAACCGAGTCGGACATCAGCGGCGTAGCGGCCAAGGCCCTGCGTGAACAGGTTGGGCTCACCCAGCGTGCGTTCTGGGAGCCCTTGGGCATCACACAGTCCGGGGGGTGCCGCTACGAGGCGGGCCACCCCGTGCCCAGGCCGATCCGCATCCTGGTGTTCGCCAACTACGTCGCCGGACTGCGCATCGACGCCAGCACGGCCGAAGGCGCGGCCAACCTCATGCGCCTGGGCCGCCTTCAGGCCAGCGAAGTGGCGGCCGAAGCCGAAAAGATCGGTGCCGAGATGGCCAAGGCCATCAGCGCCGTGCGCCAGGTGAACAAGCTCCTGGCCAACCTTCCCGCCTGAGCGGCGGATCACACTCTCAAGGAGAAACCATGCACATGACAGGTCTGGCCCGCTTGGGCTGCGACATCGAGGTTCGCTACACCCAAGACGGAAAGCCCGTGGGCACCCTGGCCCTGGCGTTCAACTATGGCCAGAAGGGGCAGGACGGCAACAGGCCGACCCAATGGGTCGAAGCATCCCTGTGGGGCGAGCGGGCCGAGAAGCTGTCGGAGTACCTGACCAAGGGCACGCAGATCAGCGTGATCCTGAGCGAGCCGCACATTCAAACCTATGAACGACGTGACGGCGGGCAGGGCTTCAAGCTGGTGGCCCGGGTGATCGAACTGCAATTCGCGGGCGGCCAGCAGCAAGAGGGGCGGCAGCAGGAAAGCCAGCAGCGCCGCGCACCGGCCCCGGCGCCACGCCCGGCTCCGGCGCCGAAGCCCGCCGCCAGCACCGGCTTCGACGACATGGACGACGATATTCCGTTCTGATGTGAGCGATGACATGCAAATCACGCGAGTCATCCGAACAACGGCCGCACAGCGGGGCTTACAACCTCACGTGCCCGGCGTGCTGCACAAGGCTGGTGCTGTCGGCGTACCCCAGCAAGCCGCACGCCGCTGCGATGCTGGCGGCGATCGAGCGCCAGCCCGGGAATCCTGGCCGGGAGCAAGTCTTGGAGTCCGTGCGCCAGGCCCTGGAGAAACGCCGCTGAGTCGTGCCGAGGTGGAGTTCGCCATCCTTCACGAGATCATCGACCCTTACCCGATGTCCCGTGCGCATCGGCCGGTCGGATCGTGGGAGCGGCCCGGCGCCAGCGCGTTGCTGGCCAAGGCATCGCCCTGGTACGCCCTGCTGTGAGCGAACGCGCCAGGATCACGTGCATCGAGCCGGTACAGGCCCACAAGGCGCTGACCGGCACGGTTTGGCCCTACGTCAAGACCATGACGATGGCTGGGCATCGCGTGATCGTGGAGGTGCGGCGCGAAACCCGCAGCCTGGAGCAGAACGCCCGCATGTGGGCCATGCTGACCGACATCAGCAGGCAAGTGGAGTGGTACGGCCGCAGACTCTCGCCAGAGGACTGGAAGCACGTCTTCACGGCGGCCATCAGCAAGCAGGACGTGGTGCCCGGCATCGACGGTGGTTTCGTCGTGCTGGGCAAGTCCACCAGCCGCATGACGGTGGGCGAAATGGCCGAACTGCAAACCCTGATGGAGGCCTTCGGCGCCCAGCAGGGCGTGCGGTTCTCGGCGCCCGACTACATCGACCCGGAGACGGGCGAAATCCAACGATGAACAACAAGCTGAGTGCCCGTGAGCGGGTGCACATCGCCCGGGTCAAAGAACTGCCGTGCAGTGTCTGCGACGCGCCGGGCCCGAGCGATGCCCACCACATTGAGCAGGGGCTCCAGTTCTGTGTCGTGGCCCTGTGCAAGGACTGCCACCAGGGTTCGCACAACGGCATCCACGGGCGCCGCGCCATGTGGCGGATCAAGCACATGACCGAGATCGACGCCCTCAACGTCACCATCGGGAGGTTGCTGAATGGCTGAAATCACCCTCCCGTGGCCACCGAAGGAACTGAGCCCCAACGCCAGACAGCATTGGGCGGTCCTGGCCAAGGCTAAGAAGGCATACCGCGAGGCGTGCCACTGGCAGGCGAAGGCCCAGGGAGCCAGGCCCGTGCAGGCCGATCGGCTCGCCGTACGTTTCGTGTTCTACCCGCCGTCGCGCCGGCGCATCGACATGGACAACTGCATCGCCCGCATGAAGGCCGGCATCGACGGTCTGGCCGACGTGCTCAGGGTGGATGACAGCCGCTGGGTGATGTCGTTCGAGATGGCCGACAGCATCGGGGGCATGGTCAAGGTTTTTTTCGCGCCTACTGGTGATAAAACAGAACCAAGTGGTCTATAATCAAACCAGCCGAATCGGCACTCCTTGGCGGGAGTTTTGAAGTGGCCCCTCGGGGCACGTCTGCCTGCACTTCACAGGTCCGCCAACGCCCTCACGGGTGAGACGTGCGCCGAGGGGTTTTCCTTTTCGGAGGCTGCATGAGCAAGCCACAGACCCAGGGCGACATGATCCTCGCCCACCTGAAGAAGCACCGGGCCATCACACCCTTGGAAGCCCTGCACCTGTACGGGTGCTTCCGCCTCGGGGCCCGCATCCTCGAACTGCGACAAGCCGGCCACGCCATCCTGACCGAGATCGTCCAGGTCACCGGCAAGAGCGGCATCAAGCACGTCGCGCAATACCGCCTGGCGGGGAAGGGACGGCCATGAGCGCCGCCGTCGCTTTCATCGTGGGCCTGGTGGTCGGCTGCAACCTCGGCGTGGTGGTCCTGGCCCTGTGCCGGGCCTCCGCGGATCGCGGGGAAGGTGGTGCAGCATGATCACGAAGAAGAACGCCGACCACTGTGTCATGCGGGGTAACGTGATGACGTGCCGGCGCTGCGGCACCGAGCGGCCGGTGAAGATGCCGGTGCCTATCAGCGAGTTCACCAAGACCGTCAGCGGCTTCATCCGGGAGCACCAGGACTGCAAGCCCGCCGAAAGCACGAAAGGCGGCGCTGTATGAGTGCCGCCAAAATCTTGGACCCCTGCTGCGGCAGCCGCATGATGTGGTTTGATCGCGCACGCCCTGATGTGATTTTTGGCGATCGGCGCAGCGAAACACTGACGGTCACTGATCGTTCGCACGGACGATCCAATGGCGTGCGCACCCTGCGAATTGAACCTGACGTGCTGCTTGACTTCCGTTCGCTGCCCTACCCGGACGAAACATTCAAGCTGGTGGCATTTGATCCACCACACCTTGTCAGGGCTGGCCCGAAGTCGTGGCTTGCCGCGAAGTACGGTCGGCTGGGGCAGGACTGGCGCGACGATCTTCGGAGGGGTTTTGCCGAGTGCTTTCGCGTGCTGGAGTCCGATGGCGTGCTCGTTTTTAAGTGGAACGAGACACAGGTGAAGTTGTCCGATGTACTGGCCTGCACCACCGAGAAGCCACTTTTCGGGCAGGTATCCGGTCGGCATGGCCTGACGCACTGGTTGGTGTTCATGAAAGGCGGTGCGGCATGAGCCAATCCCGCCTGACGTCCCTGGTCGAAACCTGCGCCAACATCGCCATCGGCTTCGTGGTGTCGGTCATCATCACGGCGATCGTCATGCCCGCCTACGGGCACCACGTCACCCTGGCTGAGAACATCGAGATCACGACCATCTTTACCGTCGCCAGCATCGCCAGGGGCTACATCGTCCGCAGGGCCTTCAATCGCTGGGGGCGGGCATGAGGTTCGGCAGCGTTTGCAGCGGCATTGAGGCCGCATCCGTGGCATGGCATCCGCTAGGCTGGAAGGCGGCATGGTTCAGCGAGATTGAGCCATTCCCGAGCGCGGTGCTGGCGCATCACTACCCAGATACACCCAACCTGGGGGACATGAAAACTCTTCCTCGTCGTATTCTGAGCGGCGAGGTTGAGGCCCCTGACCTGTTCTGCGGCGGCACACCGTGCCAAGCCTTTTCCGTGGCCGGTCTGCGCAAGTCACTCGACGATGCTCGCGGCAGCCTTTCTTTAACATTCTGCGAAATCGCCGATGCAATTGACCATGTTCGAGGCATGCGAGGCCTCCATCCTGCCATCGTCTTCTGGGAGAACGTCCCCGGAGTCCTTAGCGCAAAAGACAACGCATTCGGGTGCTTTTTGGCTGGGCTTGCCGGCGAAGATGAGCCGCTTCAGCCACCAGGGGGAAAGTGGGGCAACGCTGGTGCTGTGCTTGGACCCACGCGGTCAGTCGCATGGCGGACCCTGGACGCCCAATACTTCGGAGTGGCCCAACGACGCCGCCGTGTGTTCGTTGTCGCAAGTGCTAGAGACGGGTTCAATCCCGCAGCGGTTCTTTTTGAGTGGGACCGCAGCCGCCGGGATATTGCGCCGAGCAGAGAGGCGGGGGAAGGCGCTTCCCACGCAACTGCACCGTGCCTTACAAGCAGTGGCAGAGGCGTAGAACGCACGGGCGACACGCGGGGGCAAGAACCGGTGGTGGCTGTTCAGGCGTCTCAATCTGGCGTCAGGGTCAACGCGACTATCGGAACCCTTGATGCGAACTACGGCAGTCGGCGGCACAACGGGGTGATGGTCCCTGTCGCCTTCGGCGGCAACAACCAGAGCGGCCCCATTGACGTGGCCACGGCCAGGAACGCATGTGCCAGCGCCAGCGGGCGGATGGACTTTGAGACCGAGACGTTCCTGGTGCAGCCAGTCACCCACTCCCTTCGCGGTGAGGGTTTTGACGCCAGCGAGGATGGCACTGGGCGGGGGACGCCATTGGTGCCCATCGCCTTCCATCCCACTCAAGACCCCATCAGCAGCACCGAGGTGTGCCACAGCATCGGGGCGAATGAGAACGCCACGGCGGCGGTGGCGCATGTCCAGATCATGCCGACGATGACCTCTGGCGGCCCAGGCGCATCAAGCCACAACCAAGTCAGCGGGCAGATGCGCGACGCTTACATGGTACCCACGACCGCCATGCAAGTCCGCCGCCTGACGCCAGTGGAGTGCGAGCGCCTTCAGGGGTTCCCGGACGGCTATACCGCCATCCCGTGGCGCGGCAAGCCTGCCGAAAACTGCCCTGATGGACCACGCTACAAAGCCCTGGGTAACTCTTGGGCCGTTCCGGTGGTGCGGTGGATAGGGTTGAGGATTGATGCGGCTATGGCCAAAGAGCTGACGTGAAGGGGGCCGCCAATGCACTACTTTAAGCGAAACATCGGCGACTACCACAAGAAGGCCGGCCGCCTGACCATGCTTCAGCACGGAGCGTACACGCTCCTGATGGATGCGTGCTACGACCGTGAACGCTTCCCCACGCTTGATGAGGCCATCGACTGGTGCTGGGCATCGACCGAGGATGAAGTCAACGCGGTGAAGTTCGTCCTGGGCAAGTTCTTTGAACTGGTGGACGGCCGCTACAGGCAGGCACGCATTCAGGAAGAGATTGACGACTTCCACAGGAAGTCCGAAACCAACAGACGGATCGCGCTTGAGCGTGAAGCAAAGCGCACGAGTGCGAAACGAGACGTGCAGAAAAACGCACGAAACGTGGTCGATCCGTCACCAGACGTAAACGAACCGCCACCTAACCAAGAACCAAGAACCAATAACCAAGAACCAGAAGATATAGAAGAAGCTGGCGCTTCCTCGGGCGGCAAGCCGGCCCGGTTCGATCCGCTGGCGCTGGAGTTGCCCGAAGCCATTCCTCGCCAGTCCTGGCATGACTGGATCGCCTACCGCCGCAAGCGCAAGCTCTCCACCACCGAGCAAACCGCCCGGGCGCAACTCGCCAAGCTGGCGGAGTGGGCCGCAGCAGGGCACCGGGCGGCCGAGGTGATCGAGCACAGCATCACCAACGGCTGGCAGGGCCTGTTCGAGCCGAAGGCGGCAGCCCGCCGCGTGCCCGCCCGAGAGAACTTCGCGGCGATCGACTACGGCAACGGAATCCAAGACCTATGAGCATGCGCCTTCACAACCCGCCCAAGACCCGCGCCGACACCTGCGAGACGCACGGCGCATTCGAGGCCCGGTGCTTCCTGGGCAACATCTGGACCAAGTGCCCGACGTGCACCACCGAGCGCGAGAACGCCGAAGCCGAGAAGGCGGAGGCCGCCAAGCGCGAGGCCAGGCTCCGGGAGTGGCAAGCCAGGATCGGCGAGTCGGGCATCCCCGAGCGCTTCCAGGACCGCACGCTGGACAACTTCGTGGCCACCACGGACGCGCAGCGCTACGCCCTGGTGTTCGCCAAGGGCTACGCCGACGGCTTCGCGCAGGTGATGAAGACCGGCAGGAGCGCCATGTTCATCGGCAAGCCCGGCACCGGTAAGACGCACCTAGCGGCAGGCATCGGCATGCAAGTGATGCGCGAGCAGCGCCGCGCCGTGTTGTTCACGACCGTGATGCGGGCCGTGCGCCGGGTGAAAGACTCGTGGAGCCGCGACAGCCGCGAGACGGAAGGCCAGGCCGTGGCCAGCATGGTGTTCCCGGACCTGCTGATCCTCGACGAGGTGGGCGTGCAGTTCGGCAGCGAGTTCGAGCGGAACATCATGTTCGACGTGTTGAACGAGCGCTACGAGAAGCGCCGGCCCGTGCTGCTGTTGTCCAACCTGCCCAAGGAGGAAGTCGCCGCCTACCTGGGCGAGCGCATCATCGACCGCCTGCGCGAGGACGGCGGGAAGCTTATCCCGTTCACGTGGGAAAGCCACCGAGGCAAGTAGGGGCATTCACCTGTAAGGTGCCTGTAAGTATTCCTATTGCATAATTCCAATCACACCGGAATCAACTTAGAGATCGTATGAATGCCCCGACCGTCCAAAGCGTAGACGCCCCTGCCTACCTCAGCCCCCCCTACATCACCCCCGCCAGTGATGAGGAAATCATCGCCAAGGCCCTGAGCATCCTGGCCCGCCGCCTCGTCGATCGCTCGGTCTTTTCCTCCCCCTCCGCCGTGCGCGATTACCTGACGCTCCGCGCCGCGAACGAGCGGGACCAGCACGTCGAGCGCTTCGGCGTCATGTTCTTGGACAGCCAGAACTGCCTGATCGCGGCCGAGACGATGTTCACCGGCACGCTGAACCAGACCAGCGTGTACCCCCGCGAGATCGTCCGCGCCGCGCTGCGCCACAACGCCGCCGCCGTGATCCTGACGCACAATCATCCGAGCGGCACCGTGGAGCCCAGCCGCGCCGATGAGATGCTCACCAGGACGCTGAAGGAGGCCCTGGCCCTGGTGGACGTCCGTGTCCTGGATCACATCATCACCGCCCCAAACGACCAGAGCCTGAGCATGGCCGAGCGGGGCCTCATCTGACCAACCACAAGGAGCCAAGCATGCAAACCCGACGCTACCCCCGCACCATCGAAGAAGCCTTCGGGCCCTACGCCCGGGGCCCCATCCACGAGCCGCCCGAGCCGATGAGCCGCGCCGATCGCATCGTCATCTACGGCTGCGCCATCGCCGGCTTTGCCCTGGTGGGCTTCATGATCGCGGGGTGGGTATGAGCAGCGAAGTCGCCACCACCAAGACTTTCCAGGATCGGATGTTCGAGCGCATCCGCGACCAGATGGGCGACCTGATGACCGACGACGATCTGCGCAAGATCGTGGACACGGCGGTACAGAAGGCGTTTTTCGAGACGACCACCATCCAAGGCTCCTGGGGACAAACCCAGAGCGGACCCCCGATATTCGTGAAGATGATGGAGCAGGAGATGCGGGAGCGTGTCCGTACCCAACTGGACGAGTGGCTGAAGGCCAACGACGACAAAGTGCAGGAGTGCATCACCAAGGTGATCCAGGAGGGCATCTTCCGGGCCATGATGAACGTTCTGGAGCAGCGCATGAACTTGCCGCTTCAGCAGTTTGCAGATCAGCTTCGCCAGAAGGGGGTGCTGGGATGACGCCGATCGCAACCGCCATCGAGGCCACCGGCACCGAAGCAAAGGTGTGCGCCGACATCGCCAGGCGCCAGCAGCAGGGCCTGGCCAAGTACGGCGTGACGGTGGCCGACAACAAGTTGACCATGCGGCAGTGGCAGCAGCACCTCTACGAGGAACTTTTGGACGCAGCGGTATACCTGCGCCGGCAGATGGACGAGACAAAGCCCATGACCCGCGACGAAGTGATCGCCCTGGCCCACCAGCAGGGCCTGGACGCGCAGCCGTGCCAAGCCCCTAACTTCATCGCCATCAAGGGCGAGGTTGCGCACGATCCGAACGAGCGCATGCGCATGGCCGCTGGCGGGCAATGCCTCATCGTGCACGACGGCCACTACTGGCAGGTCGGAACCGTGGAGGAAGTCGCAAGCTCCCTCAAGCCGCAGGAGCAAGGGGGCACAGCGTGAGCCGTCTGCCCCTGATCGTGCAGGCCCTGACCGAGATCGGACCGATGACGTCCACCGAGTTGGCCCGTCACCTGGGAGTGGATCGGGACTGCGTGGCCAGCTACCTCAAGCGGCTGCGGTATGGATCGCCACAGGTCAAGCGGTGCGTGCGCATCGAATCCTGGGCGATGGATCAAGAGGGGCAGCGCCGCTACACCCGGGCGGTATACGCCATCGGCACGGCCCCGGATGCCAAAAAGCCGAAGGTCAACCCGACACAACGGGGCTGGGAGTGCCGGCGCAACCTCATCAAACGCTACCGGGGCGCTTCGGTGTTCCGCCTGGGGTGGTCCGACAAGCAGGTGCTGGCCGAGGTGCGATCATGATGCGCCGGGAGGACTGACCATGTGGAGGCGTGTCTATGCCCCCGAGCCGCAATGGAAACTCCCTGAGTACGCCTGGGGCCAAGAGCGGGAGTTGTGCAAGCGGTGCGAGCACTACCGGGAGCGGATCGGCGGGGCCCGCACAGCCGAACGCAACACCGTGATGGTCTGCGCGCTCAACACCAGGCACAAGGGGACCGCTGACTACGGCGTGTGCATCGACATGCGCTATGGGGGCGAGTGCGGCCGCGAGGGCAAGCTGTTTCAGCCCAGTGGCGAGTGATTAAGGAAGCGTGCCAGAGTGGCTTATTGGGGCTGCCTTGAACGCAGCAGGGCGACCGCGAGGCCGCCCCGAGGGTTCGAATCCCTCCGCTTCCGCCATCACCTACCGGCAGATGGCAAAGACCTCGACGGTGTGATCGTCAATTGCCCGGGCGCACGCGCACGCCTGGCACCCCAGAGGGATGCACGCCGTGTTCGCGTCCCAGATCAGCCCAAGGAACCGAGTTTCCGTCGATTGCTGGAGCCGCACACAGCCAGGTAGTCGGAAGTGGGTCTTTGCATCCCGCTTGGCGATCAACTCGTGAACCTCGATCCGGTCCACCCCGTTGCCCATGTCGCGCACGACGATCCGCTGCGCCCCCTGGGTGCTGGCAACGACGCAACTTGCGCCCTTTTCCCCCCGTCTCACTGCCCAAGGCCCCCATTCCAAGCTGTTTAGTTCGATTCGCCCGTGATACCATTGGTTCGATGGGCGAACCAGTTGAAACTTGATTCACCCCGGTCAACTCACCGGGAAACGCACACGCAGGACGCAACCGTGTCAAAGAAGACCACCCGCCAGGCTATGCCCCAGAAAGCAGGGAAATCCACTCAGGATAATCCTGGTGTTAATACGGGGAAAACCCTTACTCCGAAGCAGCAGCGTTTCGTGGATGAGTACCTCATTGACTTAAACGCCACCCAGGCCGCTATACGAGCCGGATATGCGGCTGGATCAGCAGACGTGCAAGGAACGCGACTGCTAGGATATGCTAGTGTCATCGCCGCGATTCAAAAGGGCAACCGGCGACGCCAAGAACGCACGGAGATCACCCAGGACCGCGTGCTCCAAGAGCTTTACCGACTGGCCTTCGTGGACATCCGCAAGTTCTTCAACGCCGACGGCACGGCCAAAGCAATCACCGAACTGGACGATGACGCAGCGGCAGCGCTGGCCGGGTTCGAGGTTATGGAGATGGGCGGTGCCGATAGCCCGTTGGCCATCACCAAGAAGTTCAAACTCAGCGAGAAGAAGGGCGCCATTGAACTGCTGATGCGCCACATGGGCATGCTCAACGACAAGCTGAAGCTGCAAGGTGATGCCGAGAACCCGCTGACGTTGCTGCTGAAGCAGGTCAACGGCACAGCGCTGCCCGTCGTGAAGGATGCCGGCGACGATTGAGGCCGGGCGCATGACCGAAGCCGCCGAACTGGCCGCAAGGCTGTCCGATCCGATGTGGAGGCTGTCGAATCTCTACAAGATCATGATTAAGGGCGACGACGGTGCCGACGATCTTGTCATCCAGTTCAAGCCCAATCGGGCCCAGCGCCGGTTCCTGAAGCGGCTGTGGCACCGGAACATCATCCTCAAGGCCCGGCAGTTGGGTTTCACGACACTGATCGCCATCGTGTGGCTGGACCACGCCCTGTTCAATGCCAACGTGCGGTGCGGCATCATCGCTCAGGACCGCGAGGCCGCCGAGGCGATCTTCCGCGACAAGGTGAAGTTCGCCTACGACAACCTGCCGCCGACCCTGAAAGAGGCCATGCCGCTCAAGCGGGATAGCGCCACCGAGCTTCTGTTCGCCCACAACAACAGCAGCATCCGGGTGGCCACGTCGATGCGATCGGGCACCATCCACCGGCTGCACGTGTCGGAGTTCGGCAAAATCTGCGCGAAGTTTCCCGACAAGGCCCAGGAAGTCGTGACGGGCTCCATTCCGGCCGTGCCCAAATCTGGCGTGCTGGTGATCGAGTCCACCGCCGAGGGACGGGAGGGCGAGTTCTACGAGATGACGCAGCGGGCCATCGCCATCCGCGACAGCGGCAAGGAACTGACGGAACGCGACTACCGCATGCACTTCTACCCCTGGTTCGAGGAACCGAACTACCGCATGGACCCGTCCAAGGTCATCATGACGGACAAGGACCACGAGTATTTCGCCGGCATTGAGGCCAAAATGGGCGTGACGATCGCGCCGGATCAACGCGCCTGGTACGTGGCCACCCGCGAGGCCGACTTCCCGAACAAGCCCGAGCGCATGTGGCAGGAGTACCCGAGCACGCCCGAAGAAGCCTTCCAGAAGTCCACCGAGGGCACCTACTACGTCAACGAACTTGCCTTGGCCCGCAAGGAAAGCCGCATCACGGTGGTGCCGTGGGAAAAGTCGGTCACGGTCAACACCTTCTGGGACATCGGCCTCAACGACGAGATGTGCATCTGGTTTCACCAGCGCATCGGTGCTCAAAACCGGTTTGTCCGGTACTACGAGAACTTCGGCGAGGCCTTCGCCCACTACGTCAGCTACATGCAGGGCCTGGGCTACGTCTGGGGCAAGCACTACCTGCCGCACGACGGCGACACCAAGCGCCTCGGGGTGGAGAAGACCTGGACGCCCCGGCAGATGCTCGAAGACCTGGGCCTGCGCAACATCGAGATCGTGCCGCGCATCGACCGCGTGCAGACCGGCATCCAGATGGTGCGCGACATCTTCGGGTCGTGCTGGTTCGACGAAACCCACTGCAAGACCGGCCTGCTGCGGCTGGAGAGCTACCGCAAGGAATGGGACAAGCGCCTGGCCGTCTGGAAGGACGAGCCCCGCCACGACCAGGCATCGAACGGCGCCGATGCCTTCCGCACCTTCGCCCAGGGTTACGAGCCGACCACGGGCGGCACCTGGAAACGCAAATCCTCGAACTGGAGAACCG